TCGGAACTACACCACCAGCGATAGTTATTTATTAGCTGCTGGATTGTCTAAAGACGAAGCAAATGATCTGGAAGAAAAGTGGGTAGATGAGTACACACTCTTCCCTCGCGGCTTAAACATGATCCCCGGTGGGCGCAAAGGAATTAAATACCTACAATCTCAAGGAATAAAAACACGGAAGGGACATACCTCAGAACGCAACCCCCAACTTGTTAACCAACATTACGAGGTGTGTAGAACAACAGGGAAAAGAAATATATTTGAACCTCCTGTATGGTCCTATGATGACGAGGTAATGTCGAGGATAGTTCTGGGTCGCAATGATACTTTTTCAAAAAACGAATTGTCCCGCATTCGTTATCTCAATGAATATCTGGAAAGCCTTGATTACTCTCTGAACGAGAGACAGGAATATATATTGAAAGATCTGCGGCTGACAACTGAAAGTGAGAGGCGTCGTCTCAAACTTCTCTTGGTAGGAAAAACTTATTCAAGAATTAGTTGACGCTGTAATCCCATTGAAAACAAAAAAGACTTCCAAGGCAATCGCCTTAACTTCTGAGTTTGTTAAAGACGGCTGCTTTATCGGGCGTGAAGTACCGAAGGACCATCGCAAAGGTTTGTGCATATGTGATCTTTGTATAGACCAACTTGAAGCATGGTGTGACGGGAGAGAAGGTAGGGTTTTAACACGCAGTGTCAAAGTACATCTTAGTATTGGACACAACTGGGATTGGATAAAAGAGTTGCGTAAAAGACAAAATGAAAAACTTTATTTAAATTTGATAGAAGAGGCTGGGCCGAGCAGCGTTTTCCATTGACAGAATCTGTAAAGGGGGGTAAATGTTGTATGCTTGCCGTAAGGTTTGTCTATTCCTAGTGGTAAGTATAATCAAATTTAATTTTGATTTCCTCCCTGAAAAACAGACAAACTGGGCGGTTCCTTAGGGAACCGTCCCCTTTTAGGGAAAACATGAGAAGGGAACTTGATTTTTATCCGACGCCGTTGAGCATCGTGGAAGAGATTGTGCGAAGATGGGTAGACCCCGACATGGTTGTCTGGGAGCCTTGTGCAGGAGACGGGCGGTTATCACGGGCACTGGGAGAAAAGGGGTGCACAGTTGTTTCCTCTGACATTACCGGCGGCGAAGATTTTTTTGATTACACGGAGGCGCTGACCCCCGTCATTGTAACCAACCCTCCTTTCCGTCCTATCCGTAAGTTTATTGAACATGCGTTTGATATAGGTGTGGAAAAGATGGCGCTGGTCTGCCCCGAAAGATTGTGGGCGTGCAGGAAAGGAAGACAACAGTTTGAAAAATACCGACCATCAAGATGGGCTAATCTGGACTGGCGCGAAGATTATCTCCAAAAAGGCGGCGCTCCTGACCGGGCTCTGGCGGTAGCCATGTGGGACGTTCCACATTCGCCAGAATGCCGTTATGAAATCTGGTCACGGTAAGAAATGTTACGGCAGGTTTTACAATTACTCGCAGGGTTACTGGTGCTGGCTCTTTTTATTGGTGCTTTTTGGTACTTGAGTTAAAGGAGAGAACAATGAACGAGGAAGGCAGGAGGGTCTTGGAATACCTGAAAACAAATCGTGCCCCTCTGGCTATCGGGTTAGTGATAGGGATTGTGGCAGGGTTTCTTCTGGCTGCACTTTGATCTGGCGGCATGGAAAATCTTGCCGCCATTACCTCTCGGATAAATACACTTCCTTATCACGAGCAGTCAGATCTTCTGGATCTGGTTGGGAAATATGAAGCTGCCCGTATACGCGAAGAGAGCCACGACAGCTACCTGACTTTTGTCAAGGCGGTGTGGCCTGCTTTTGTGGAAGGCAAACACCACGGTGTAATGGCCGAAGCCTTTGAACGGGTGGCGGCGGGGAAACTGAAGCGGCTTATTATCAATATGCCGCCGAGACACACCAAGTCGGAGTTCGCGTCCTTTCTTCTGCCTGCATGGTTCTTGGGGAAAGATCCTGAGAAAAAAGTTATCCAGACGGCGCATACGGCAGAGCTGGCGGTTGGGTTTGGACGAAAGGTAAGGAACCTTTTTAGTGATGAGGATTTTAAAAGCATCTTTCCTGAAACCAGTCTCCAGTCGGACAGCAAGGCAGCGGGCCGCTGGAATACTAATGCAGGCGGTGAATACTTTGCCATCGGTGTTGGCGGTGCGGTAACCGGTAAGGGTGCTGATCTTCTGATAATAGACGATCCTCATTCCGAACAGGACGCGGCACAAGGCCAGTACAACCCTGAAGTTTTCGACCGGGTGTATGAATGGTACACTTCAGGCCCGCGTCAAAGACTGCAACCCGGTGGTGCGATTATCGTGGTGATGACGCGCTGGTCGAAGCGGGACCTGACGGGAAAAATTCTTGACGGGGCGGTAAAACGCGAAGGTGCCGATGAATGGGAGGTGATAGAACTCCCAGCCATCATGCCTTCCGGTAATCCGTTGTGGCCTGAATACTGGGGGATTACCGAACTTGAGGCTCTTCGTTCCGAGCTTCCTCTTTCCAAGTGGTCGGCTCAATACCAGCAGGACCCGACTTCTGAGGAAGGGGCTCTGGTTAAACGGGAGTGGTGGCAGCCGTGGAAAAACAAGAGGCCCCCGACGTGCGAGTTTGTGATTCAGAGTTGGGATACGGCGTTTCTTAAAACCGAGCGGTCGGATTATTCGGCGTGTACGACGTGGGGTGTTTTCCTCAACGAGGAGCATGACACGATGAACATCATCCTGCTTGACGCTTTCAAGCAGCGGATGGAGTTCCCCGAACTGAAGAAGCGGGCGTTTACCATGTGGCAGGAAACCGAGCCCGATGCGTTTATCGTCGAGGCCAAGGCTTCGGGGATGCCGCTTATTTTTGAACTGCGGCAGATGGGTATTCCCGTTTCCGAGTTCACCCCCTCAAAGGGGAACGACAAGATAGCCCGTGTCAATGCGGTGGCGGATATGTTTGCATCGGGAATGGTGTGGGCACCGGAGACGCGCTGGGCGGAAGAAGTGATAGAAGAGTTTGCTTCTTTTCCTGCGGGAGACCATGATGATCTGGTGGACAGTTCAACTCAGGCTCTTTTGAGATTTCGGCAGGGCGGCTTTGTGCGCAACCCCTCGGATGAAGACGACGAGTGGACGGCCCCTCGTTACACGGAGTTTTACTGACACACAGCGGGGCCGTCTTGTGTTTAGAATATGGAAATACTACAAGCACACTGGCATCAGATCGTATTTGGTCTTGGTGTTATTATTATGGCAGTCAGGCTGGAGTCTGAGGTTAGAAGCATACGCAAGGACTTTAATCATTTAACCAAGGAACTTGAACGCAGAGACACCTACGTCGAAACTGTAAAGCTGAGAACCGAGGTGGACCAAAACTCAAAACAGGTTTCAGCGTTATGGGATAAGGTAAATAGTTTGCGTGACAGGTTTAACGGAAACAGCTAACAGGAAGTTTTATGGCAATTGAGAAAGCACTGGAACCGACCGGGACGGTAGAAGACGCAGTAGAAATTTCGATAGTCAATCCCGAAGCAGTTGCTATTGCGACGCCGGAAGGCGGGATGGTAATTGATTTCGATCCTGAAGAAGACGAGGCACCGGAACACGGTTCCAATCTTGCGGAGTATCTGAGCGACAACCAGCTTGGCACTGTCAAGAGCGAGATTCTGGGAGCCTTTGAAGCGGACCGTTCCTCAAGAAGCGAGTGGGAAGAAACCTACATCAAGGGGCTGGATCTTCTCGGTCTCAAGATAGAGGAGCGTACAACACCGTGGCCCGGAGCCTGCGGGGTGTTTCATCCCGTGCTGGCGGAAGCGGTTATTCGTTTTCAGGCCCAGTCCATTATGGAAACCTTTCCCGCCAAGGGTCCTGTAAAGACCCAGATTATCGGAGAGATCAACGACCAAAAAGAAAAGCAGGCTATTCGTGTTCAGGACGAGATGAACTACCAGTTGACGGAAGCGATGCCCGATTACCGCAGCGAACACGAAAACATGTTGTTTGCTCTTCCGCTGGCGGGGAGTGCTTTCAAGAAGGTTTATTACGACATTGATATGGGCCGTCCTGCTGCGGTCTTTGTCCCAGCCGAGGATCTTGTTGTTTCCTATGGTGCAGCCGATCTGTTGTCGTGCAGTCGTTACACGCATGTAATGAAGAAGACCAAGAACGAAGTACGCAAACTTCAGATTGCCGGGTTTTACAGAGACATTGATCTTCCTGATCCTGCTCCCGACTACACCAAGATACAGGAGCAGTATAACAGTTTACAGGGAGAGCGACCGAGTTTCGAGCATGATGACAGGTTCACACTTCTGGAGTGCCACATTGATCTAGATCTGGAAGACTTCGAGGACGAGAAAGACGGCGAGCAGACCGGGATTGCCCTTCCTTATGTAGTGACTATCGACAAGTCTTCCGGGAACGTTCTTTCTATTTACCGTAACTATCTCGAAGAAGATCCGCTCAGGAAGAAGATGCTGCACTTCGTTCATTACAAGTATCTTCCGTCACTGGGGTTTTACGGGTACGGACTTATTCATTGTATCGGCGGTCTGACTAAATCCGCCACCTCTATCGTGCGCCAGCTTGTTGATGCGGGCACTTTGTCCAACCTGCCTGCCGGTCTCAAGTCACGGGGCCTCAGGATCAAGGGCGACGACAGCCCGATCATGCCGGGCGAGTTCCGCGACGTGGATGTCCCCGGAGGGGCAATTCGTGACAACATTACCTTCCTCCCCT